TAAACGACCATTAACAATAGGAGATTAAAATGGATGGATTAATATTAAATGATTGGGATTTTCCAGTTCAAGAAATGGATTTGTGGGCAACTTCCAATTTAGAGGGTGTTCCAGATATCGAAGTGCCTAGACATATTCAACGTGCAATAGTTCGCACCGATACGAATCAAGTTTTAGGTACTGTCGGCAAAAGCTATAAAATTGAAAAACATGAAGATGTTATTAGCTCAATATTCGATGCAGTTAATAACGCCAATATATCTAAAGACTACACATCGAATATCCAAGTTTACGACAATGGGGCTAAAATGAAAGGCTCTATAATGTTTAACGATATGGTCATTGAGCCATCAGTAGGTGACTATATAAAGTTCCAAGTTTTATTTTATAATTCATATGATGGTTCTTGGGCTGTTCAACAATCAGCTATGGGATACCGCCTGTTTTGCAAAAACGGATGTGCTGATAAAGACACCATCGCTAAAACTGTAGCCAAGCATACTCTCAATGGTGATTTAAAAGCATCAGCATCTAAAATCGAGCATGGCGCACAGAGATTTTTTCACAACCAAGCTCGTTATAGAATCTGGATTAATACACCAGTTAGCGATCTAGTTGCGGAAACCTTTTTTAAAGCTCACATCTGCAAGATGCCTTCTAGAACATCTGAACAGAAATGGAATAAGAAAGACCTCGAAAGATTAATGACTTTATGGGGTCAAAACAAAATGGAAGTCGGTGCAAACAAGTGGGCTTTGTATAACACCTGCACCTACTGGTCTACTCATACTCAAGACTTCAAAGCACCTGCAAATCTCACAAGAGCGCGAGAGAACATTATCTCAAAAGCCATGAAAATTGATTTCTGGAATAATTAAATATAAACTTTTTTAAAGGGGGCTTATGCCCCCAAAAGGAGAACATTATGAAAAAATATAGAGATACATTTTTCGCATTAATCTTCACATTAGGTTTCATACTACTCGCAGAACTGCTTGTTGTGAATTGGGCATTGAACTGTCAAACATGGGATAAGACATTATGGGATGAAACTAATTCTTGCTTCACGATCCCACAGTTGTTTGGATGGCAGTAATGATAGATAGTTTTATAGCTTGCATCGCAACAGCGATTTATTTTGAAGCTCGTGGCGAACCATTCTTAGGACAAATTGCTGTAGGTCATGTAATAATGAACCGCGTAGAAAGTGAAAACTACCCTAATGATCCATGTTCTGTGGTCACACAATCACAAACATATGAATGGAATCCTGATGTTCCGATACGCAATAAATGTCAATTCTCTTTTTATTGCGATGGAAAGTCTGACATGCCAAAAGACAAAGAAGCATATGAATTAGCTAGAATGATAGCTTGGGGTGTTTATAACGAGCGTGTGAGTGACCCAACGGATGGTTCGGTTTATTACCATGCTGAATACGTTGCGCCTCTGTGGGCTTCTAAAAAGCAGTATTACAGAAAAATAGAAACCCACATATTTTATAAGGATAATTAAATGGCTTTAGCTATACCCCCAAAAATCAGAGCAGAAGATATAGGAGTAATGCCCTGTCTTGAATTAGAACCTTCTGAAATAAAAAAAATAATAGACTTACATAAAGACCCACAAAATCCACAAGTCAAAGGCAAGATACAGAAAAATGATTCTAATGTTGTAAATCTTTCTGAACGTGAAGTAGATGTTTTTGTGATTCATGAAAAAAATGAGTGGGTTGATGAATTATTAATTCATGGTGCTGTGACGGCAAATGAACAATTTGATTTCAATATAACTGGAATCTTAGAACGTCCTCAACTTTTAAGATACAAAGCACCATCCAAGGGCTATGGTTGGCATCTTGATATTGGAACTGGCGATAACTCCACCAGAAAAATAAGTATCAGCGTTTGTTTGAATGATGAATATGAAGGTGGTGATTTAGCTTTTTTTATGTCAGGTGAACAACGAATAAAACCAGATGCAGGAATGGGTATAGCTTTTCCAAGTTTTATGCCTCACCAAGTCTTGCCAGTTACGAAAGGCGAAAGGTGGGCTTTGGTTTGTTGGATTACTGGCGAACCATTTAGATAATTATTTATGAGGATAAGGATTAGGGTCAACATAAGATAGCCGAATTGGTCTTACGTCATCACCTGTTACTATCAGTCCTGCAAAGAACGCAAGCCTATCCTTTTCCTCAATACCCTTTTGCGTCAGTTTTAAGCCATGCTCAGTCCTCACAACGTACTCATCTGCTAGTAAACCACTTAATATCCATTCATAAGGCTCTCGCCCAAAGAAAACAGTGATTAGACCTGCAAAGCGAATATTCTGTGGTTTGCTTAAATATCTTGGTTTAGATGATATTTGTTCATTCATTTGGTATCTGTTTTTTTAGTTTTATCAAATGACCTCATTCCACCAATTCCCAGCATACCCAGAAGAAGTGGCATCATAACGCTTGTATCTGCCTGTGGAATATCAACACCAAAACCTGCGGCTATTGGACTTACAAGAAAATTAACCGCCATTCCAAAGACTGCTACATATCCTGCAAGTGGACGCCAACTTGATTGAAACCAATTACCTTTAGCATCTAGCTTTAAAACCTCAATTTGTTGAAGTGCTAATTCCTGCGAATGTTTCTCTGACATCGTTGCAATGTCATGTGCGAGTTTTGCCTTCTGGTCTTTATCTTCTATAAACTTATCAAGCAACCCAGAGACAGGAGCAATTAAACTTTGAATCATACTAACCGCCTTATTTCTTTCAGCTTATTCAAATCTTTTTTCTTAGTACCGCCATCATATTTCCAAGCGTATCCGCGTGTAACCATTTCTTCATTTATGTTTGTGGTGCTACACCATATATCTCCAAGCATACGACCATACTTACCATCTTTTTCCGTAGCTACCCAGAGGTTATCACAATCCCCTAATCTTCTTTCAAGAAACTCTTTTGCATCTAAGCCAAGTGCTTTTTCTGATAAATCCGAAGTCCTTGATTCTGGTGCATCAATTCCATTAAGTCTGATACGTTCTTTTTTAAACATATCAAAACCCAAATCTAGGATTACATCTACTGTATCGCCATCAACAATTTTTACGATTTCTTTGATTTTATATTCATACATTAGAAATCATCCGTATCTATGCCAGTACGAACCATCTCAACTACTCTACCACCGCGTTGACCTACCTGCTTGTACCAACGAGAATCAGCAAACTCATCTGCGCTTGTTTGGTAGTCTCTGCGCTTCAAAGCATCTAACGCTTTCACAAATCCGTGTAATCTTGGCATACCCATGTTGAATACCAAATCTGCTAAACACCTAGCACGAACCTCATCCAAATCTCTCCACCAAGGAAGCTCTTTATCAAGTTCAGCTTCTACTATATCAATATCGTTTGATAATAAGTAATCAACCTCATCATCAGACAAACCCCTATCTTTAAGATTTCTGCCTACGCCTATCGTTTCTATGCCCAACGTATCCAAATAAACTTTATTGTGAACACCCTCATGGAATCGTATTTGTTTTATAAATCTATTCTTATTCATTTATCTACCTTCTGATCTAGCTTATCAAAAATTGCACCTAACATTTTTTTAATATCAGCAATATCATCTTTGTAATCATCTCTGCGAATATAGGTGTCAGGCATATATCTCTCCCAAGCAGTCATATCTTCTTTCATCTTTTGTTGACCATCCCAGAGCGTTTTAATAATGAAACCCAACGTAGTCACCAAAACACCACCCACAATATTAATTAACATTTGTTCCATTATAATGCCTCTGTGCAACTAAAACTTAAGCCATAAGTTGATGCAACATTAGCATCCCAACCTAAATCATTTGTATCCATTCTAAACAAACCTTTGGCGTTGTTATATGTTATCTGTTGACCAGTACCAAGAACAGCTTTAATTGATGGCTCAACAGTTACAGTAACGACCCCACTTCCATTTGAATCCGCATTGGCTGTAACCATATGTAACTTAGCTGTTCCTGCTGTTCCTAATTGGATATAATCACCCTGACGAAATACATTAGTTGTACTGTTTAAAGTTGTTGCAAGCTCAACTGTATAATCACCAACTGCTACTGCTGAATTAAGCGTTATCGTTCCTGTTGCCACCCCTTGAACAGTTTTAGCATCTGGATCTCCTAAAAGAAAAGTTCCCTTCATGCCATGCAAAGACATAAAAAAGGATAGCCACTCTCTAGCCTGTTCGCGTTTCATAGGTGGTAATGATAAGACTGCTGACCATAGCGCATAATCATATTCATAAACTTGCTGTGCGCCTGTGAATTGAGATTCACTCTTTGCTATTCTTCTATTCAACGCCCAATTAGAAGTGGTAAAAGAGGGTGTTGTTGGCATATTGATTGGATAAGTTGGAGCCGCCATCTAACCACCAAATGAAGTCGCGAACGACCCACCCCTCTGTCGTGCATTTTGTACTGCGCTAAGTGTTGAATTTTGTATCATTGGCATCATTGTTAATATCTCTGCTCTAACAGTTTGGGCTACCCCTGTTTCTATATTCAAGTTTTGATTTACTATAACTGGTGAACCACCCATCATACCTCTAGTATCATGTGCATTTTTAATAACCCCTGCGCTGTGTGGAACGAACAACTCAGGACCACGCTCTCCGACAAGTGTTGGCGCTGAAATAGAACCACCTCCTGCCGACGCACCGATACCACCACCACCCATAGTCGGCAATTTTTCAAATCCAGTAACATTTCCAAATATGCCATTCATAATTCTATTAACTACCATTAATTCAAATGCTTTTGATATGATAGTTTTTACCATATTATCAAATACACTTTTTAAACTTTCCATATTGAGCTTGCCACTCATCAGCATATCAGCGAAAGAATCTGATATTCCCTTACTAGCTGTCTGTACTGCGCTATTAAAGGTTTGTGTCATTTCCTTAATGCCATCTAAAGCATCTTCTGTTTCCTTAGTTTTCTCAGGTAATGACTCCATTAGCTCTGCAAATTTTCTAAACTCTTCCACTTGTGCGGCTGTAGCATCTGGAAACTGTTGTAGAAATTCCAATATACTACCTAGACTACCTTCAAATTCCATTGAAGCCAATTGAGCCGCGCCAACTTCTGCTTTGTAATCTATAATAGCCTGTTCTGTAGCTGTTAGATTTTTTTGAAATTCTTCAAATTCTTCATTCAAATCTTCATTATTTTGTGTTAGATTAAATGTTTCTTGCGCTAATTTCTGAAATTCCTCAATCTGCGCTGATGTAGCATTTTTATTTTCTAATATGAATTGAGCCGTTTGTTTTTGTACTTCTGTTAAACCAGAGCTTGCTAACCTTGCTTGTATAGTTTCTTCTCTCATAGATGAAAGCGCATCTTGCAAATCACCCAAAGCATCAGCTTGTTCTTCTGAACTTTTCGTTGTGGCATCAATAATATTTTGAAGTATTCCGTTACTTATTATCAAATCTTTTATTTCTTGATCTAAGTCATCAATAGAAATTCCTAACCCTTGAGCAACCTTTAATTGCTCTATAAATGACTCAGATTCACCATTAATTGTAGCGGTTAAGATTTGACCTTCATCTATAATCTTCTGCCTAGCTTTTGCTAATTCTTCAAATTTTTCATTCACTTCTTCTTGTGCATCATTTTGCATTTTTGCACCAGCGATACGAGATTGACCATATATTTTTCTCTGTTCTTTTTCTAAAATAGCTAGAACTTCACTTTGTTCTCGTAAAGCGGCTGTTAATCTTTTCTCTGCATTAATAGCTTTACCAGTATTTTTTCTGGTATTATTTAATATTTCTGTTTCTATGCGTATTTCTTCAGTTAATTCTAACAACCTTTGAGCAGGAGCAGTTTGTATTATACCAATTTCTCTAAGAAATTCTGTAGTCGCAATTGTTAATTCATTGAATGTTTTAACCAATGCTGTTGCTGTAGGTAATAAAACCTTACCAATTTCAATGCCAAGTATTTCGAGTGATGCTTTTAAGGCTCTAGTTTGATTTGCAAAACTTTCTGACGTCCGTGCGGCATCACCTTGAGCATCTGTTGTTCCTGCCATGATAAGGTTTAAACGTGCTTGTATCTTTGTAGCTTGATCAACATCTTTTGATGCTTTGTTAATACCCATGCGTAGAAGTTCTTGCTTTAACTCAACTTCAGTTATAACAATTCCAAATCTTCTTACTGTCTCATGGTTGCCCACCAACGCTGATTGAAAAGCGTTCATAACATCAGCATCAGCCGCATTATTAAATGATGCTACATCTGTTGCTAATTTTGCTAATTGGACTGATAAGTCTGCCGCTTCGCCTCTAGCTATACCCATTGGCACAAATGTATCTTGAACGCTTGCCGCCATGCCTTCTAATTCAAAGCGTGAACGACCTACCTCTTGGGCAAATTGCGCTAAATCTTCCCTTACTTGTCCTGCGAAAGAACCGAAAACAACATCTGATTTAGCTTGCATCTCCTCTATATCTGATGCTAAACTAATAACCGCTTTTGAGCCAATCGCGACACCTGCAACAAGAGCCGCACCTAATAATGGACCTGCTGATTTAGCAAGTCTACTAAATGATGATCGCATTTTTTGCGTTGATGATTGAGTATTTCGCTCAAGACGCTTCAAATCACGTCTTATGCCAGACATATCCGCTTCAATGCGGACGAGTAAGGTATCAACTGTTGTTGCCGCCATTTAATCTGGATACCTTTCCATCAAGTCCTCAAGCTCACCCTTGCTCATAGGCGGTGGCTTACCCCCTGAGTGAAATTCTGCAAAGCCATTGATAGCGGCATAAAATTCTTGAAAACTCATATCCCAGAATACATTGGGCTGAATCTGCATTTTACCTAAAGCAAGCTCCATCCAATCCTGCCAAGGTAATTCTTCTATGACGCTTGAGCCACCTCTTCTTCGTTTCCCTCATCACCGCCAGAACCCAAGATTACAGCGATAATTTCTCCAATGGCTTTTATACCACCTGCAAGACCTGCACCCCAGAGTGCTTGCCCTACATCTTTTTCTGTAATGTCATTACCCCCTGCCCTAATGACAGGCGTGAGAATAAAAATCATTTCAGTGGTTTTTAGAGAACCTTCGGATGCGGCTTGGGCTAATTTAATAATACCCATATCCAACCCCATCTCAATTCTTTGAACAACATCTAAGGTAATTCTTCCTGTGTAGGATTTATTCCCCAGAGTTATCTTCAGTTC